AAAGTTTGGACAACAGGATCACTTGCTAGAACAACTTGGGCGGATGCATCTGTTTATGACAAACCATACGCAACAGAATACGTCGCGGCAGCCACGCCAACATTTCCTATTGTTAATGGAGTAAGTTTAGGAGCTTCTATATTTTACGAACATGAAACTGGTGTTAATGAAGTAGATTCAGCAGGTGCTGAAACAGCAATACCCGCATTTATTAGATCAGGTGATTTTGATTTGGACTTAGATGGAGATGGTGAATACTTCTTATCAATTAAAAGATTTATACCTGATTTTAAAAACCTTGAAGGTAATTGTAAAGTAACTTTGTTTTTAAGAAATTATCCTGCAGACACAACAACATTAAAGGGGCAAACAACAATTGGTCCATTTACGGTTAATTCAGATACAGATAAAATTGATACGCGCGGGCGCGCGAGGCTAGCAAGTATTAAAATAGAAAATGATGGTGTAGATGAAAACTGGAGATATGGAATATTTAGAGTAGATATACAACCAGACGGAAGAAGATAATGGCTAAAATAGATTTTTACATACCAGAACCATCACCACAATATTCTACTGATAATCAAAGACAAATTATCCAAGCATTAGATACTTTAAAATCACAGTTAAATACTTCTTATAGTGAAGAGGTATTAGAAGATTTTCAAACCTTTGCTTGGTTTTTAATAGGTACTGGTAAGGTTCGTCAAACAAATACATCAAATACTGCGTTGCTAACTGGGTCTAGATTAAATATAACGGTAGCTTCAGTAACAACAGTAATTTCATAATGACAATAGTATATAAAGTTCAGGGATATAGTTTAACAACATCAAATCTTACAACAGTCTTAACTATTGACTCATCTTCTAGAGCAATAATAAAAGAGATCACAGTTGTAAATGATACCCCATCTTCAAGTGTGGTGGATTTCTTTTTTAGAGATAGTTCAGAATCTGCAAGTTATAAGTTTTTTCACAGTGATGTTGGTGGAGATATAACTGATAATGCAGTAAATAATACATTGGTATTAGAAGAAAGTGATAGTCTCAAATTTCAAGCAGATACTGCTAATTCTATTTCTGGACAAATATCATATGCTTTGATAAATAGATCTCAACAAAATGGCTAGAAAAGTACAATCAGGACACGGGACTTTTATTAAACGTACCAACAAGAAAAGACCTGGTAGGCACAGTAAAAGACCTAATAAAAGAAAAGATAAAAAAGAATATAAAGGACAAGGAAGAAAATAATGTTTTATATTTGGCATACACTAATAATATTATTATTTATAGCTTTTTCATTTTATTTAGGTTATAGATATGGTAAGAAAAAAAATGAGTATAAGATAACCTATGCTGAGAAACCAAAAGTAGGAAAATGTCCAATGGGGTTTAATTGATATGGATGAAGAAATAATAATATCGGATCAATATATTAAAGAGTATGTAACTATAGATGGTAAACAAGTACCTGTTATAAAATGCCCTACAAAAATTACTCATAGAAACAAAGTAACTGGTGAAGTATATGCATCGGCAGCTGAAGCAAATGCTGATGTAGCAAATCCAAGTACATCAACAAAACAAGAAGATATTGCACAAGATGTTGCAGTAACTGTTGCACATTTATCATTATTTGGTAAGACTAAATAATGAAAGATTTAAACCATATTGGAATAAATCATGAATATTTACCTGTTGATTTATTTAATAATCTTAAGATAGAAATTAAAAATTTAAGAGGCAAAATTGATCAACAAGGCAGATTAGCCGGTAATATAAAAGAAGCATGGGATTTAGGACCTTCTATTCCAATATTTAATAACTACATTATTAATTTAATTAATAAAAATCCTTTTCATTTAAGACATGTAGATAATGAAAGAAAAAAATTTGTTAATGCAGATAGAGTACCACCATTACAACTTAGTAGTTTTTGGGTTAATTTTCAAAAAAAACATGAATTCAATCCTGTCCACAACCATAGCGGTTTATTTAGTTTTGTTATATTTGTTCAAATACCTTATGATTTAGAAAAAGAAAAAAAAGAAGGACCAGGATCTTTAAGTAATTCAAATTTTACTTCTTGTTTACAATTTCACACAAGTAACACATTAGGAAGATATTATGATGAAATTGTATACGTAGATAAATCTTATGAAGGTGGTATTTATTTTTTTAATGCAGAAACCCTGCATTGTGTATATCCATTTTTTACTTCAGATGATTTTAGAATAACAGTATCTGGAAATATTAAATGGGTCTCTTAATGGAACCAAGAGGTGGCACCGAACTTCAATTTGAGTTTTTAAGAAAATACGTTGATAAAAAATTATTAGATCAAGTACAGATCTGTACTTCTGTTCCAGGCAAAGTTCCCTTAGATCCAAATAAAGTAAATATACTTTGGCAAAAGAATTCATATGATCAACCTAATTTAGCGCCTTGGTTTAAAGACAAATCAAATCATAATAAATATGATTGGTATGTATTTAATTCACATTGGAATTATGAAAAATTTAGAATGGCTTTTGATATACCAACAGAGAGATGCACTGTAATTAAAAATGGTGTTGTAGATTTTAGACCACGTATGGGTAAATATATTAAAGGTGACCCTATTAAATTAATATTTCACCCAACTCCTTGGCGAGGTTTAAATGTTATTTTACTTGCAATGCAGATGGTTAAAAACCCCCTTATTACATTAGATGTTTATTCCTCTACGAAAGTTTATGGAAGTGGTTTTGAACAAGAAAATGATAGTGTTTATCAAAGTCTATATGATCAAGCACGAGACTTACCTAATGTAAATTACATTGGTTATAAACCACATGAATATATTTTAGAAAACATTCACAAGTATCATATCTTTGCATACCCAAGTATCTGGGAAGAAACATTTTGTATATCAGCACTGGAAGCTATGGGCGCAGGTTTATATACAATAACAACTGATCTAGGTGCTTTGTTTGAAACTTGTTCTGAATTTCCAATATATATTCCTTATGAAAAAGATTATATGAAATTAGCTGAAGCCTTTGCATCGACTATTGAAATGGCAGCTGAACATTTACATGAAGATCATATTCACGAACATCTATTAATGCAGAAAAAGTTTGTTAAGTATTTTTATAATTGGGATAAGCAAGGCAATCAATGGACACAATTTTTAACCGGAGCTATCAATGCAAGACTCAAGTAAACCGTTATGGGCGAAGCCACGTCAATTAAAAATTGAGCCTGCTAGTTTCTCTATATTTGTAGCAACTCCGGTACATAGTGATTGTTCAATTCATTACACACAATCTCTGTTAGAATTTCAAAGATATTGTTACGAGAAAAAAATTGGAGTAACTTTTCAGTTATTTAAATCATCTTTAGTAACACAAGGAAGAAATTTATCTGTAGGTGGTTTTATGGAATCAAAACATAGTCATCTATTGTTTATTGACTCTGATATAGACTTTGAAGCTAAATCAATACAAGCAATGGTAGATAAAGATAAGGATGTTATATCTGTTCCTTATCCTATGAAAACTTTTAATTGGGATAAAATGTTTGCTAATTTTAAAGATGGTAAAATAAAAAACCCAATAGAACTAGCTATGAATGGCAATACTTATCCTATGAGATTACCCAATGAAGATAATTTTAATATAGAAAATGGTTGTATTGAAGTTAGTCATTCACCAACAGGATGTATGTTAATTAAACGATCCGTTATAGAGAAAATGATTGAAAAATATCCTGAGATGAGAATAAGTCAGCCAACAATTATTAACGGTAAACCAGTAGAAAAACCTTTTTTATATAACTTTTTTGACACTATGTTTAACCCAGTAGATCATACTTATATGGGTGAAGATTTTGCATTTTGTAAACGTTGGAAAGACATAGGTGGTAAATGCCATGCTATAATAGATCAATTAATAACCCATGTAGGAGAGCATCAATACAGTGGGAGATTTGCAGATGAATTGATTAAATTACCTGAAAATGATATAAAATTATAAAAATAGGAGCTTACTCTCATGATGCAATTCGTATTGCCTTTCTTAATAAATTTTGGTGTAAATAAGGCTATGGGTATGTCTACTGGCAAAGCATTAGGACTTGCTGGAGTACAAGCATTCGCTGGACCAGCAGGTTCAGGTGGAACTTTTGCACCAGGTACAAGTGAATTCGCTGGAGCAGCTGCAAGTGGTGCTGGTGGTGGTATTGGAGGAATTTTAGGAGGTGCTTTACAAGGATCTGGTTTAGGATCAATTGATAAAAGTGCATTATTAATGGAAGGTGGTAAAACATTACTTTCAGCACAATTAGATAAACGTTATGGAATTAATCCAATGCTAACTTATGGAGGAATAACTGGACTTCAAGGTGGCTTGGGAGGATTAGGTGAAGGTGGAAAAGGTTTTACTGAAGGATTTAAAGGAGCATTTACAAATCCTGTAACAGGACAACCTGTGATGGCTCCATCGGTTCCTGGAAAAGAAACAGCAAGTGTATTGGGATTAGGATCAGAAAAAGGAATTACAGGATTAGGCACAGGCGCTGATATTGGTTTAGGTATAGCAGGAACTTCGTTATTAGCAGGAATGGGCGGAGATGAAGAGCCTAAAAAAACTGAAGAAAAATTTAATGAAAATTATCCAAACGTTAAAGACACCGTAACAAATTTTAACATTATAGATCCAATAACTGGAACAAAATCTAAACTTGCAATTGGTGAATCACCTGAAGAAAGATTTATGAAAACTGGATATAAATCAAGATTTAAAGACGGTGGACTTGCTAAATTTAACAATGGTGCATTAGTAAGTATGTTACCAGGTAAAAGTTTGAGTGATGAAAAAGATCCAAGTGTATATAAAAGAGCTTATAATTTTGTAGCAGATGAAACTGGTAATGGTGAAGATCGGAAG